TCAACTGCATAGAATTTCGTATATTGTCGAAAAGTATTGCATAGTGGTGCGCTGTGCTGCCATTTTGCTGCCACTTATCAGGGTTAAAGGGTTAAGTTGAACCGCTTCTGTTAGGTGGTCTGGTGCGAAGTGAGCATACCGCATTGTCACCTTAATATCCGTATGTCCGAGGATGCGTTGTAAGACCAGAATATTGCCGCCACCCATCATGAAATGGCTGGCAAAAGTATGGCGTAGAACATGTGAAAGTTGACCATCTGGAAGCTCGATTCCTGCGCGCTTTATTGCGCTCCTGAATGCTGAATAACATCCGGTAAAAAGCGGTTTGGAAGTTCTGTTTTTGGGTAGCAGCTCATAAAGTTCATCACTGATTGGAACCGTGCGGTTTTTCTTACCTTTCGTTTTGATGAAAGTGATCTTACCGGGGCTAATCTGCTTGCCAGTTAAATTTTCGGCTTCTCCCCATCGTGCGCCGGTCGCAAGACAGATTTTAACGATAGTGGTTAAATCACTTGCTTTGCTTTTCTCGCACTCCTCAAGCAGACGTGTGGCCTCCTCGACGGTAAGCCAGGCCAGTTCAATTTCTGCAATCTTAAATTCTCTGACGTTTTCCAGCGGGTTGGGTGCGGTCCAGTCATCAAGTCTTTTCAGCTCATTGAACATAGCCCGAAAGTAAGCCAGTTCGAGGTTTACAGTACGAGGGGTTACAGATTTCACACGGTCAGAACGTGTTATTTTCCCGCTTAACCGCTGTTCTCTATACGTAGAGAATAATTTAGCGTTGAATTCGGTTGCTAGGGGATCGCCCATGGCTAGACAGGCAAACTCCATGGCACTTTTGCGCTTTTCTCCATCGGCTAGTGTTACGCCATGTGCGTTGTACCAGGCTGTAACTAAATCCCTTACGCGCCGTTTATCGGTCTTTTCACCAAGCCAAGGTTTGTCTTGTGCTTTTTCCTTTTCATGGCGCTCAAATGCTAGGGCTTCACCCTTAGTGGCAAACTGGCGGCGAATGCGCCGCCCATTTCTGCCGTTTGGGAAGACTTGCGCCTGCCATTTCCCATTGCTTAATTTGCTGACAGCCATCATTTAACCCTGGCTTACTGAACGCATTAAGCTTTGCCAATGTTCTTCACTGAGGATTTTAAGAGAAGCACCTTTGTTATCTCGGTACTCTATTGCCTGTTCAATTTTTCTACCAAAACTCTGGAATTTCCAGTCTTTAGAGCTAAGCGCTCCGATGATGAGATAATCCAGATCTTGAGTGACGCGATCAGATATTTTGCACCCTAATTTTATTAAGTCGGCTTCACACTGGCGGCGGGAACCGCATAGAAATTTCCCTGTAAGACATACTTTGCTATTTTCAGGGGTAAATGTGTCTATGAGATCTACTGGTGATGTTGTGGAATATCCGTCAACTATTCCCTCAGAAATATTAGAACCAGTTAAAGCGGTAATCTCTTGCAATAACGAAATGCGCTCGTCTTCAATGATGACCCCATCACTGAGAATTTCCCTGATCAATTCATATAAATGTTTTCCGGGGTAGTTATTTTTAAGAGAGGCATTCGTGGAGAGAAACCAATTAAGATAGCTAATTTCTTCATTGCTAAGATGATAATCAGAAGCCAGTCCTTTGCATAACCCTTCCAGTAAATGCTTGTCAGAGTCAACTGAATACAGGTCAATGTTTGGTGTGTCTATCAGTCCGCGCTGCATCTCAAGTAGCAATTCTTTTAAATCATCTAGTTCGTTTTGTTCCACGATGCCATCAGAAAGAATGTCTGCAATCCTATCTCTAATGCAACCTACATAATAATTTTGCGAAATTATTTCAGATTCTAATAACCATGTATCAAGAAAAATCATTTCCTTTTCACTGACTTTTCCGTCGCATGTCATACCCTCGATAATATTTATAAGGTTTGCAATGGCCTTATCTCTATTATGCGAGTAGTTTAATGCGCTGAACTGACTCATTTTAATCTCCTTATTCCATAAACTCAGTTTTGCTGATGACTTTACCTTGAACCTTTATTTCAGATACTGAACATTCAAATGATGCTGGGCCATTTTCTACTCGCAAGCGCCCGCCTGGGAGGCGGTACACCTGTTTGATACTCAAAAGCCCATCTAGCTCAATGAGCCATATTCCATCGGTGATCTCGCCTGTAAATTCTTCTGCTAGATAGTATGTGCTTTCGAACTTTACAAAGAACGGATCTGCGGCGTTTTGAGGCACGAGGTTGGAATCATAGGCAACCTGCGTGATGGAAGCGTATACCCCATTTGTGATTTCCTTTAGTTGCAAAAGCAATGTTGCATCAGAGCTTGACTCTGTAGTGAGTTTTCCTTGTCCCGTGGTAAGCCAAAGCATAGACACACCTGTATCGAGATGGCAGGCAATTAGCCAGTCATGCGGGAAAGTATCGCGCATCCAGCGGTTCGCCATGGTGCTTTGGGACACACCCAAATGATCACATAGAGCCTGTCTTGTACTGAATCCGTAGGCCTGAAGTATGCGTGTTATTGCATCTTTCCCACCATTTTGAGATGAAAAGTTATAGGGCGAGATCGCTTGTGGGGTTTCTTTTGTGTTTGACATATTTAAAATGCGATCCTATCATCGGTTTTGTGGTGTTCGGAATAACTGCGAATAGTTCCGAATAGTGAAGTTTAAAACACAAACTGAGGAATAGTGCATCATGAAAAGCAATTTTTCAATGCGCCCCAGCATCAACCTTGTGGTGTCTGAACCATTCATCACACTGGATGAGTTCTGCCGCCGTACTGGTTACAAGCTTAGCTATGCCCGCCAGATGGTCCGCGAAGGTCGTTTACCTATCCGTAAAAAAGAAGGGGTAAACAGCCTTGTTGAAGTAAACATGTTTGCGTTGACGATGGAAGCAGCTCAAGGCTGTGAAATCGCAATGCAAGCCTGATAGTTCCATTTTGGGATATAGAGAGGCGCTTTACATGTTTGATTATAAGATTTCCAAACATCCGCACTTTGACGAAGCCTGCCGGGCATTTGCGCTGCGTCACAACATGGCTAAGCTGGCAGAACGCGCAGGAATGAATGTCCAGACGCTGCGCAATAAGCTGAACCCAGAGCAACCGCATCAACTTACGCCGCCGGAGATCTGGCTGCTGACTGATATCACAGAAGACTCAACGCTGGTTGACGGTTTTCTGGCTCAAATCCATTGCCTGCCGTGTGTGCCATTGAATGAAGTGGCAAAAGAGAACCTGCCGCATTACGTCATGAGTGCAACTGCGGAGATTGGGCGTGTAGCTGCAGGCGCAGTATCCGGTGATGTGAAAACCAGTGCAGGCCGCCGCGATGTGATCAATAGCATCAACTCTGTTACGCGCCTTATGGCACTCACTGCAGTTTCATTGCATGCGCGTTTGCAGGCTAATCCGGCGATGGCAAGTGCAGTAGATACCGTGACGGGCCTCGGCGCTTCGTTCGGTCTGATCTGAGGTGGTTATGCTGACTAAAGAACCATCTTTTGCATCACTGCTCGTTAAGCAAAGTCCTGCAATGCACTGCGGTCATGGCTGGATTATGGGGAAGGATGGCAAGCGCTGGCACCCGTGCCGCTCTCAGGATGCGCTGCTGGCTGAGCTGTCCACTAAAAAGCAGGGGAAACCATGGCTATTGAAGGCGATGCTGCGACTGTTCCGCTAAGCGCTGGCCTCCGTCTTAATGGGTTAAACCACATCGCGGAATTAAGGGCGAAAGTGTTTGGCTTAAATATTGATTCAGAACTGGAGCGCTTTATTAGCGATATGCGGGACCAAAGGGATATTAACCATGAGCAGAATAAACGCGCACTAGCCGCAATATTCTTTATGGCAAAGATTCCGGCGGAACGTCATAGCGTCAATGTTAGTGAGCTGACGACTGACGAAAAGCGGGAGCTGATTAAAGCAATGAACCATTTCCGTACAGTGGTGAGTTTATTTCCAAATCGGCTAGCCATGCCGAACTAATTCACAACCGAAATTAAAGGCGTAAACCCGCCGGGCATCTTATTGCCCAAATTCAGGAGAAATAACAATGCGAAATATTGAAACCCGAATCACCAAAACAGGACCAGATGATGCTGGCCTTAACCAGATGCTGACTGATGCGCGCATGGAAGAACGCCGTGCACGTGCTGCGGTAATGGCAGCCCGTCTTGATAGCCTGGCTTGCCATATCACGTCACGCCAGCTTAATCACGTTGAAGCGGCGGAGCTGCTGCGTGTTGCGGCTGAAAACATTCAGAACGAAGCGCAGGAGATCCACTGATGGCTGATTCAATGGACCTTGTACAGCAGCGCGTTGAAGAAGAACGTCAGCGCCACATCCACACTGCCCGCAACAGAACGCCGGGCGTTTCCCGTGTGCTTTGCATTGATTGTGATGCACCGATCCCGCCAGAACGTCGCCGCGCTATTCCAGGCGTGCAGTGTTGCGTTACCTGTCAGGAAATCGCAGAGCTGAAAGGTAAACACTATAGCGGAGGTGCTTTATGAGCGTCATTCATAGTTTAAAAATTGGCCCGCTGTTTTTTAATGCTGTAGCAAATGGGGAGAAAAGAGCAGAAGTGAGAATAAATGATCGCGATTTTAAATGCGGTGATTTTCTTATTTTGCGGGAATGGGCGGGAGAATATACAGGAAGAAAACTGACCGTAAAGGTAACGCATATTTTGCCGCTTGATGGTTTGGTCGTTGGTGCTGGTAATTGGGTGGTGATGTCTATTGCGACCATTCAAGAATATGACATCCAGTCACTTCTTGATGCAACTGTCGGAGGTGGGGAATGAGCACTATCCTGAAATGGGCGGGTAATAAAACCGCCATCATGGCTGAACTGAAAAAACACCTTCCTGCCGGACAGCGACTGGTTGAGCCTTTCGCGGGTTCGTGCGCTGTGATGATGGAGACAGACTATCCTCATTATCTTGTCGCGGATATTAATCCAGACCTGATTAATCTTTATCAGGTGATTAAGAATGATGTTGAATACTTCATCAAAGAGGGCCGATACCTTTTTGAAGCCCGTAATGATTCAGAGGCATATTATAAGACGAGACAGGAGTTTAACTTGCGCCATGGTGGCGCAATTGAACGCGCATTGTATTTCTTATATTTAAATCGCTATGGTTATCGCGGACTGTGTCGCTATAACTTGAACGGTTATTTTAATGTTCCTTACGGTAATTATAAAAAACCGTACTTCCCTGAAAACGAAATACGTGCATTTGCAGAAAAAGCAAAACGCGCGACGTTTATCTGTGCCAGTTATGACGAAACGCTGGCACTGCTGCAGACGGGTGATGTGGTTTATTGTGATCCGCCATATGACGGCACGTTTAACGGATATCACACCGCTGGTTTTACAGAGGATGATCAGTACCATCTGGCGTCTATTCTTGAACGCCGGTCATCAGAAGGCCATACGGTTATCGTGTCCAACAGCGATACGTCTCTGATCCGTTCGCTTTATCGTGATTTTACCCACCATCGTATAACCGCTAAGCGCAGCATGGGCGTGTCAGCCGGTGATGGTAAAACTGCAGTAGAAATTATCGCCACAAAATCAGTATGTTGGTTTGGTGTTGATTTGGCCTCTGGTCCTGATGTCTCGGTGGAAACTGAGGTGCGGGCGTGGCAGTGAGTAAATTCACATTACATCATGCACAAACCACCGGCGGCTCGAATGAGGCCGCCGTGGCCTTTCCATGGAATACCCCAAAAAGAGCGGTTAACCCGTATCTGGAACCGGCGGAAGTTGCGCCGGAGTCTGCGCTTTCAAACCTCATCACTCTGTACGCTGCGGATAACGAGCAGGAGCATCTGCGGCGTGAGGCGCTGAGTGATAAGGTTTGGGAACGTTATTTCTTCAATGAATCCCGTGATCCTGTCCAGCGTGAAATAGAGCAGGATCGGCTGATTAGCCATGCAAAAATGGCCAGCGAACAGCAGCGCGTTAATCCCGATTTGGTGATTATTGCCGATGTAAGCGCCATGCCTGCCCATATCAGCAAGCCTCTGCTGGAGCGAATTAAATACTTCCATAGCCTGGGCAGGGCTAAAGCTTATTCCCGCTATCTGCGCGAAACAATCAGACCGTGTCTTGAGCGGCTGGAGCGCGTGCGTGACAGCCAGGTGTCTGCGTCTTTCCGGTTCATGGCGAGCCAAGAAGGGTTGGAGGGGCTGCTGGTACTGCCTGAAATGAATCAGGATCAGGTCAAACGCCTTTCCACGCTGGTTGCGGCACATATGAGCATGTGTCTTGATGCGGCCTGCGGTGATCTGTTTGTCAGTGACGATGTTAAACCAGAAGAAATCCGCCAGGCATGGGAAAGGGTTGCTGCAGAAGCCATGCGCCTTGAGGTCATCCCGCCTGCCTTTGAGAAGTTGCGCCGCAAAAAGCGTCGCCGCAAGCCGGTGCCTTATGAATTGATCCCACCGTCGCTGGCGCGCATGCTGTGTGCGGACTGGTGGTATCGCAAATTGTGGCAGATGCGCTGCGAGTGGCGGGAGGAGCAGCTGCGTGCCGTCTGCCTGGTCAACAAGAAAGCGTCCCCGTATGTCAGCTATGAAGCGGTGATCCATAAACGTGAGCAGCGCCGCAAATCGCTGGAGTTCTTCCGCTCGCATGAGCTGGTCAACGAAGACGGCGACACGCTGGACATGGAAGACGTGGTGAACGCCAGCAACAGCAACCCGGCACACCGCCGTAATGAAATGATGGCCTGTGTTAAGGGGCTGGAGCTGATCGCGGAAATGCGCGGAGACTGCGCGGTGTTTTATACCATCACCTGCCCGTCACGCTTCCACGCAACCCTCAACAACGGCAGACCTAATCCGAAGTGGACCAGTGCCACTGTCCGGCAGAGCAGTGACTACCTGGTTGATACGTTCGCCGCTTTCCGCAAGGCCATGCACAAGGCTGGGCTGCGCTGGTATGGCGTTCGCGTTGCAGAGCCGCACCATGACGGCACTGTGCACTGGCATCTTCTGTGCTTCATGCGCAAAAAAGACCGCCGTTCCATCACCGCACTGCTGCGTAAGTTTGCCATCCGTGAAGACCGCGAGGAGCTGGGTACCAATACCGGGCCGCGCTTCAAGTCCGAGCTAATCAATCCGCGCAAGGGAACGCCGACCAGCTATATCGCCAAATACATCAGTAAGAACATCGACGGGCGTGGGCTGGCGAAAGAAATCAGCAAAGAAACCGGCAGATCACTGCGTGACAGCGCCGAGCATGTCAGCGCCTGGGCGTCACTGCACCGTGTTCAGCAATTTCGTTTCTTTGGTATTCCTGGGCGTCAGGCATACCGCGAGCTGCGCTTGCTTGCTGGTCAGGCGGCGAGAGTGCAGGGCGAACGCAAAGCGGGTGCGCCGGTACTGGATAACCCGCGTCTGGATGCGGTACTGGCAGCTGCAGATGCGGGTTGCTTTGCCACTTACATCATGAAGCAGGGCGGTGTACTGGTTCCCCGCAAACATCACCTTGTCCGCACGGCTTATGAGCTTAACGACGAACCGAGCGCCTACGGCGATCACGGTATCCGTATCTATGGCATCTGGTCCCCGATTGTTGAGGGCAAGATTTGCACGCACGCGATGAAGTGGAAAAAGATTCGTAAGGCCGTTGACGTTCAGGAGGCGGCAGCCGACAAGGGCGCTTGCGCCCCTTGGACTCGTGGCAATAACTGTCCCCCTGTTGAAAATTTGAACCAGCCAGGGGGAGATTTGCCCGATATTAAAACCATGAATGAGAAGGAACTGCACGATTATCTCCACAATATGGGCCAGAAGGAACGCCGGGAGCTGACAGCCAGGTTAAGACTGGTAAAACCGAAGCGGAAAAAAGCATACAAACAGAGTATTTCGGAGCAGCAGCGCCTGCAGCTTGAGGCAGAACTGACTGCCAGAGGGTTTGAAGGTAGTGCATCGGAGATTGATTTGCTTCTGCGTGGCGGCAGCATTCCATCCGGGGCCGGTTTACGTATTTTTTACCGTAACCAGCGGCTGCAGGAAGATGACAAATGGCGTCAGTGGTACTAAGACTGCTGTTTAACATTTCGTGCTTTATTGACTGGCATCAGTGCATCCAATTAACTGACAAAAAACAGTTTTACATTTTTCCATTCCTATTATACTGTTTATATAAACAGTGGGTATATATACAGTTGTTGTGTATCCGTGTAATGATAGGAGGGAAGATGCAGGACTATCTTTTGGAGTCATTGAAGCTCCAGCGTATTGATTTTTTTATCAAGCTTGTAGCGGCTAGTGAGTGCAGCGACGAAGAAAAGCGGCTGGCTATCCAGTGGGTGTCCGAACTGACAGACGAGTTGATGGCGAAAATTCGCAGCCATGAATACAGCCGGTCAATGGACGTTACCAGTTAAAGGGAATCTGTATGCGCATTGAAATAATGATCGATAAAGAGCAGAAGATTAGCCAGGCTACACTGGACGCCCTTGAATCCGAGCTTTACCGTAATTTGCGCCCTCTGTATCCCAAAACAGCAATTCGTATCCGTAAGGGTAGCGCCAATGGTGTTGAACTAAGCGGGTTAAAACTGGATGAAGACAAAAAGCGAGTGATGGAAATTATGCAGCAGGTCTGGGAGGACGACTACTGGCTTCATTGAGGAACGTTGCCGACGGCAGTACTTGATTCTGCTGTCGGCAAGGTTGAACAACGAGCATTGCGAGGCGTTAGCCATGGGTAAAAAAGACAGTAATCACCGGGTTAACTGATGAGGTTAAATATTAACCGCCATACCTTGTATTATTATTCTTTAAATTTATCACTTAATCTCTTTGTCAGAATTTCAATCGATTCCTTCCGCCCAGAAAACAAGTCATTTACAACGTAATCCATAATCTCAAAAGCATCTTCAATATCCTTGATTTTAACTTTATCGTAATTATGGCTCCCAGCATCGCCTAAAAATTTTATTGCCATAAGGTGCTCATAAAATGATTTATACAATGGCGGGATTTTTTCAAGTCGTTCTTTTAAGCCAATGCGCCAGCCACTTTCTTTGAGTTCTGCCACCCCCATAGCTGTTAGCATCCTTTCTACTGAGATTCTAATGAGATTTGCGGCTGCACTTGGTTGCATAAGAAAAATCGAAAACGAAGCTTGGAGTGGTTCGGCGATTTCCTCAGGACACTTGGCTGGAAGTTCGAAAGGGTGTAATGATGGAAAGAAGGTCTTAGGATGATACCACTTGTAATAACCATCATCAGATGTACCGTCATCCCAACCTTGTCGCTCCCATCCACTATCTCCAGAACAGGCCACAACTTCACCACATTGTCTTCTTGAACAGCGGGCCATACAGCTAAAAATTGAGCGATCCATTTCTGGTTCGAACCAATCTTCACTGCTGTGTTTGTTGGTATCATGCGTATCATGAATGACGAAACTTTCTGTGATGATCTGCAGGGTTTTCTGACCGCACTCTGGGCAGGGCCATTCCACCTGCATATCTTTGAAAAACGCTCCAGAGAATTTATGAACAGGCATCTTTCGTGCTCCTGATTTTTATAATGAGTAGGTTCTGTAATCTACATATTTAATTTTTGATGGAATTAAAATATGTCATAACAGGTTGTTTATAAAGAGGGAGGTGTTAAGAGGTATGGCATCTCGTGTATTTTTTTCTAAACGGCATCCACTGCATGCCTATGCCGCATGAATCCGCATGATCGTTTGAGGATCGTTTTTGCTGAGGCCAGCCAGAACTGGCGGGCTTTTGCTTATGTCATGCAGGAGCATGAAAACCGCTACATAAAGCGGGCAGGCGTGGCGGGGATACGAGCGCGCGCAATGGGGTGAAATGGTGAAAATCCGGCACAATATCAGGCACGCTGGCGGATTCAATCTCTAAGGGAAAGGGAGCGCAGCAAAAAAGAAGCGCCCCGCAGAATGCTGCTGGGGCGCTGTGAAGGGGCATCTCTTTGAAGTGGTGTTGAAGTAGGTTAGTTGCGCTTGCTTTTTAAACCCAGGTCGTAAGGCTCAAAGCGGATCACTTCTTCGCCCAGCCAGTCGTTAAGCTCCTGCAGTCGCTTCTGCAGCGGCATCAGCTCGTTGCGAACAAAGACACGGCTGGCCTTTTCCACATCACCAAAGCCGCCGGTATTGTTGGGAATAATACCCATCATCTGCGGCGGTACGCGGTGCGCTGCCATCATGTCATCGCGGCTGACGTTCTTGATGTTCAGAAACTCATCCTTTGCAGCAACCTCCGATAACGGGATGATCTGGATGCCGTCCTTTTTACCGTTGGGTGAATACATAAACAGGTTGCGGAAGTTACCCGGTCCTTTGGCGCTTTTCATTGCCTGGCGGATATTGTTCACATCCTCCTGGTTCTGTGCTGCGTCGGTCATGTACATGATGAAACCCGCGTGGCTGCCGTTGATGTAATATTTCCGGCGGAACAGCGTTGCGGACTCGTTGAGCAGGGTTGACGGAATGGCGGAGAGATAGCCGGGCAGCCCGTAAATCTCCTGGTTAATATCCGGTTCCAGCAGATGAAAGATGTTGCCCTGTGTAAATTCATAGGGCTGCGTGGTCAGGCCGTACTGCACAAACCAGTAGGTGTCGAGGTCCACGCCTCGCCGTGTGTACTTCGCCAGTGCTGGCTCCAGTGAGAGAACGCCGCCGAGCCGGTTGGTGCGCTTTTCCAGATAGGCGTTACCGAACACCAGATAGTCCTGGACGAAACGGGCAAAAGCCTGCTGGCTGAGCAGACGGTGCGGGATGTAGGTACTGCTGAGAATGTCACGCTTAACGGCAATAGGTGAGCTGTGATGCACGGCGGCGCGGTAGGTACGCGCCAGTCCGTCAAAGCTTACTGGCGGCTCATACCATCTGTCCATCTGTACGCATTCCACATAGTCCAGCAGCTCGCGGCGATCCAGCACCGGGATCGGGTCACCAAAGCTGAAAGCCTCGGCAGTTACGCCTGCGTTTTTAGG